GAATCAGTTACAATAGCAACATTAAATTGTGCTATGTTACTCTGTATTCTAAATGATCCTGTTAATAGATTGCCCGGAGTACCCATGACAAAATCAAGATCAGAAACCGGTATATTACCTGGCCGCACACGCCAAAACAATTCAGTACCATCGGCTACGTTGGTAGTTGTTACTGTAAATTGTGCTGTATTAGAATCAAACTCAATTAGTCTAGGCAGATTACTTACAATACGATAACTAGTTTCGGTAAAGATACGTGGTGGAGGATTCCATGTTACTGGTATAGGCTCAAATACATCGCCAGGTACGGTACCATGTAGTACAACAATAGCATGTCCATCAGGTGGAGGACTTGTAAAAGTTATTGAGTAATCATCAATAGTATAGGCCACACCAGGATTTTGAAATACATTATGTACATAGATCCTTACATAGATTTCGTTGTTTTTAGGATACTTATAACGCATAGGCCCAAAAACAACTTGTGTGCCAGTGCCATAAAAAGTTTCTTTGAATGGGTAGTCAATTTCGGGCGCAAATGCTAACGGTACCCAACGATTAGATCTATAAACTTCCACACGACTTTTAGGATGATTAAATCTAAATAAACCAGTAACTGGATCGTTGGGCGCCAATATCGAAGTGCCCATAGGTAATCGTATACTGTGACTTCCAGATCTCAGTTCACGATTTTTAATAAAACGACCCATACTATATTCCGATAGTAGACACAGTGGCAATTACCTGTGTGTTGCCAGCAAAATAATTATAATCAATTGTGGCAAATATTCTGTCGCCGTCCTCAAGTACTAATTTCTCAGTATCAATAACATAGGTATCTTTAACAGCAATAGGTATTTGATAATAAATGATATTAGTCGGGCCGGGACTAAAAGTTTTTGGTACTGCGTGCACAGTAAGGTAGGCTATACGCTCTCCGGTATTACAGAAATAGGCTGTAGTTACAGCATTACTACCGTCACTGGTGAATATGCTTGTATTCAAATTAGTTAATACTGTACTGGTTATGGCCATTGCTATTCCTACAAAACTAGCGAGTACACTACGGCTCGCCTTTTAGTTACTAATTCTTCCTGTCTTTGTTTTTTGTCAATTATGTACAAACCACTCACACCATTGCCAGGTTCTTTAGCAAACATGATTGTTGAGTTTTGTACATATGGTATGTTAGCTACTAGACTATTTACATGATTAATTTGTATACCAGTGTTAGCGTTAGTGCCATTCCATCCTGGCGTAAAAATGATATTGTATGGATCTTGGCTACGTATTTCGTAACCATCTGTGTAAAAATGTCCGCCTAGGTGCGGGTCAGGGTCGTCCCTAATAAAACGTAAAACCTTGTACAGCATGAAAGCGTCATTGCTAGGATCATTTCTAGTTGACGTAACATACCTATTGGGATGACTAGCCGAAAACTCCCACCAATCAATAGTTTCATTCCATTTGAAATAAACATTAGGACTAGTACCACGACCTATTTCCAAGCCAGAATCTTCAAATGGAGCGCCAGTAATATCAGCGTTAAGAGTTATTATGTTGTCGTAGATAAAAGTTTCTACAGTTTCAACTCTGGTAAATGTTCCAACTACAACAAGATTACCGTTGATAAAAACAGTCTTTTGGCCGCCGCCCACAGTGATATGGATGTCACCGGGTCCTTGCGGACCAGTGAGCGTTTCTATGTAATAATCACCGGTTAATCTATCGTAGCTTGCCATAAAATGTAGGTTTTATATATTTATGCGATGTTCAAAGGAAAAAAATAGCACCCTAAGGTGCTATTTCTTTTGCCAACTTTGAGTTTAAGCAACGTTACCAGGAATATCAACGTTACCGCTAAACACGCTGGTGTTACCAGATTCTTCAACTTGAATGTAAGTATCTGATGTGCTTGAGCTAAAGTTCCATGGGCCAGAGTATAACACAGCGCCATTAGAATCAACTGCGGTTAATTTACGACCAGAAATTTTAGTAACATAACCTAATGTACCATCATCGGCCTTGACCTTGATTGTCATTTCACCTGCTGCTAGAGAACCGTCAGCTTTGTTAGTAAGCACACATGTTGCTGTTACACCAGCTGCATCAACACAACGAAACTTCCTATCGCCGCGCTGGCTCTGGATAGCTCCATCTACGCTGGCAGTACCATTGTGAAAACGAACACGGATGTTATCGTTGTTGTCATAACCAAAATATCGTTTATTAATCGGACGACCCATTTGTTTCTCCTAATAAAGGTGTTCTAGACCTACGGGGTGGGTTCCCCATAAACTCCATTGAGCGAACACTGTATTTACCAAAATTATTGACATTTGAGGTTAAATCAAGTAAAATTAATTATCAATAAATAGTAGATAACCCGCGAGGTATCCTATGAAAAAGTTTCTTCTACTAGCTGTACCTACATTATTACTAGCCGGTTGCCTTACAACAAAAGAGCAGCTCTATTATGAAACTGCTAAATCTATCAGCAGAGATAATACCGTAAGTCAAACCGCTTGTTGGTCTGCTATTTCTGATATTGCCAAAGGTGGTGCTGAAGGAGCCAAAGTAGGTGCCATTGCCTTAGCTGAAAAATGTAAGAACGAAACAGTTAAAATCGAACCGCCTAAGCGTAATTGGATGGGTTTATAAAAAATTGTTCTATATGAAAAAGGGCCTTGCGGCCCTTTTTCTTTCCTTCCCATCCCTTTAAGGAAGTTGGATTAGCTAAATGTTAATCCGCTTACAGCGATACGCTCTAGGTAGTCAGCAGCGTTACCGAGCGAGCTAGCTGTATTTGTTAGCTCAACATATCCGTAACGTGTCATAAAGCCAACTACTGGCTCGAAGGTTTGTGGATCTAGGATCACACCAGAGCTCATTAGAGGTACATATGGGCAATAGAAAGCAGCAGCATCAGCTTCGCTTGTACCCTTATAACCAATAAGAACATCTGTACCTGTGCCGGCATAGCTATCAACATAGATCTTCATAGCGCCGTTTAGTGTACCAACAAACTTGGTGTTGGTTGGAGCTTCGAAGGTACCTTCTGTTGTACGAGCAAATGCTGAAGTTGTAGCACTCTGTAGTACTGTTAGTACTTCAGGACTTACAACTGCCCAGTTTGCAGCACCACGACGTGTGCGCTGAGCGATCAAGTTAGCAGCACGATTGATCATAACTGCTAGAGCAGCGTGCTCGTCACCGACGAATGTAGCTGTACCACTTACTGTAGCTTGGTTAAAGCTGTAGGTTGTGCCTGATAGTGAACGTAGGCTAGCTAGGATCTCTTGGTCGATTTCAACTGTGATTTCCTGTGCTAGAGCAGCCATGATTTCTGCTTCTACGTCGATACCGTGCATTGCTTGTGCATCCTGAGCAGCTTCAAATGTCCAACGTGCGCTTAGTTTACGAGTCTTAGCCTCGACAACTTGCTTCAAGATTTGAACATTGATTTTGTTACCAGGTACGCCTTCAAGTGCCGATGTTGAATCAGCCTTGCTTGTTGAACTGTTACCTGAGTAAGCTGTTGCAATACGGAATGGGCTTAGTGCCTCATCACCGGCTGTTGCACCGTCAGTTGCAGTTGTTGCGCTAACTGTGTCAGCATAACGAACACGCAATGTATGGATTTGAGCAACTGGACCAGTCATTGGCTGTACACCAACGATTTCGTTAGCAATAACAGTAGGCATTACACGACGGATAATCGGTAGAATCACACGATTAAGAGTTGCGATTTGACCTGCTGCTGTTGAACCAGCTGTTACGGCTTCCATCAAGCTTCTGCGGGTATTTTCAAGCATGATACCCATGTTGTTACGGCGCGAGCCTTGTAAGCCTTCTAACAGGGCATCTTTAGTTTCGCCCCAACGGCTTTCTAATAGTTCTTGTGTCATTATCTTCTTTCCTTTAAGGTTAAACTATTTTTATTTCAACCCTGCTAGACGCTTCAACTCAACTACATTGGTTTCCCTAGTTTCTGGAGTTGTAACACTAGCAGCTTTATCCCCTGTTACTGCACTACGGCTTTCAGTCAACACAGAATTCTGCGCTGGTTCTTTAGCACCGGTGTTTAGTACAGCAGGTAGATACTTTTCAAATGCCGACTTCAACTTTGGAGTCTGCACTGATTCGAGAAGTTCACGCATGACCGATTGCTTCTCTTTTACTAAAGTACCAAGTAACTCGTCCATTACTGCACGACGATCTTGGCTCTCTTTGATTACGCGAATTTCGCGTTCTTTTGATTCAACTAATTTCTCAGCTTGTTGCTTGACAGCTACAGCTTCGGCAATTTGCTGATCACGTTGTTGAACTAGATCTCTTAGCTTGATGATTTCTTTGTTCTCATTTAAGTGAGTTAAAGAAAATTCACTAGCAAATGCTTCGAAAATACGACGACCAAACATGTTCTCACGAGCTGATTGGATGTCTTCTTTCAATTGTGTTAGTTCGGCACCTAACTTCTGGCTTACTGATTCTTTCACAATACGAGCACTTTGTTCAATGAAACGCTTTTGAATAGCTTCTAGCTTAGACTTAGCTTCGGCAACTAAGCGAACTTTAGTCTCAACTACAGCTTTCTTGTCCTGAGAAAATTCTCGAATTTCCTCAGCTAGTGCACGAACAATAAACTTCTCTAGACGTGCATAGTTTTCCATTTGAACTTTACGATCATGATGTAGTTCACCAACTTCATCAGCTAATTTCTTAACCATGAAGTCATTGAAACGGCTGGCGCTTTCTAACATGTGGTTTTTGACACGCACACGATCTTCTACGATAGCTCGCTTCTCTACTGCAAACTCTTCAATCTCGGCTCTAAGATTTTCAGTAACCATTTTGTCGAGTGCTTCTACCATTACAGTTTTATCGTGTTCATAGCGTTGCGCCATTTCTTCACGAAGTTCGGCACGAATCTGCTCGCGGGCTTCGGTTAACTTGGCTTCCCAAGCTTCTGTGATTTCCTTGCGAGTGTCCTCATTGATTATACCGCTGTCTAGCAATGGTCTTAAAGCGTCAAACATTGCGGTTTCTCCTTAGATTTTAAGGTCCTTGATAAGACGAACGACTTCGTCTTTCAAATACCGTTGCACTTTTTGATTTTGACTGGCTTCACCGGCTATTTCTAGCACTTTATGTCCATTACGCATGTTTAATAAACCTTCGTATATGGCCTTAGGATAGGCATGTGGAGCACTGGGCTGAGCCACAATGTCTACAGTCTCTATGACGAATCCACTGACGTGCCCAGTAGACTCATGAACTTCACCGCTGCCGCGGCTTGATACCCCCAATTTCACACCACTTTCTAACATGGTGCGAATTAACTGACCCATTGGTGTGGGCAGAATCTTTAGTTTACCATGACCACAAGGTCCGTCCATCCACATTTGCTGAATCATGTGACTGACACGATCTAGGTTAATTTTTAGATCATCTGGATGGTCGACTTCACCGAGTACACTGTATCCACCCTTAATCTTTTCATTAATGGTTTCTACTGCTTTTGATATCTCATTGACAGGGTAAACACGGTTGTTACCGTTCTTTACCCCACCCTCGATGAATATACCTTTCATGTAAAGATCTTTACCACCACTACCGTCAGTGCGATCCTCAGCGAGAATCTGCATTTGGGCGTGATCAAAAGTTAGATCTTCGCGTAGGTACTTGGTCATATTACTTGTTTCTTACTGTGGTTCCAATAAAGGCTTTTTTATCTACAGGCATTTTTTGTCCTGTAGTTTGACCCTCATCACCATGCTGCTTTTCATAGCTGGTGTGCTTGTCAGTGTAGCCCTTGGTCTTAGCACCAGGTACGTTTTCAAAGTTACCGGCATGTTTTACTTGCCCTTGTCCTTTTGTGTACTGGTTACTAGGCTTTGGTGTTGGCTTACCATCAGCTGCTTGCTCGGTTCCGCCTTTAACGATGTTGGCATTGCTACCACCCATGTTTACACCAGGACCAGGCATGCTCTTGGTATTTACTGTAGGCTTGCTGCTGCTTTGAGCACCAACTGTTTGTCCTTCAGCGTTACCAGGAGTAGCAACTTTGTCTACATATTCACGTACCATGTTGGGGTCAACTGACTCTTCCTTTGGCTCTTCTGCACCACCAAAGTCAGGATCACTTTCGCCGTCACTGTGCTCAGGCTCGCCTTCTTCATCAGCCATTAAGGCGTCAAATTCAGCTTTGAGCTCGTCAAGTGCAGCTTCGAGATCCATAACGCGATCTTCAAGTTCACCTTCGCCGCCCATTTCGTCGCCCATGTCAGCATCCATGTCGCCGCCCATGTCGTCACCCATGTCAGCATCCATTTCCATGTCGTCGCCGCCCATGTCACCCATTGCTGGATCCATGTCATCATCACCGGCTTCGGCCATGCCCATTTCGTCTTCTGCGGCAACTTCATCAACTGCTACACCAACTTGGTCAAAACCCTCTTCGTCAATGAGATTCTCATAAATCTCACGTGACTTCTCCACAACGATTTGATGGAAAAGCTCGCGAGCTTTATCTTCCTGCTCATTGATAATAAATTCAATTAGCTGTTCATACTTGTTCATTCTAGGGACTCCTATTTGTTTTAAGTATAGTTTTATTTACATAATCTCTTCAGATTATGGGGTTAAATAGGTGTTTTTTAATTGATTTTGACGGACTATGCCGGCATAGCCGCTTGTGCAGCGGGTTTATACTGTTTGGCTAGTCGTTCTGTGTCGTTGACCTTCTCAAACTTTTTAAGATCATTCATCTGTCTTAACTGTTTGATTTGGGCAAGAGTAAGGCGTGTAGTTCTTGTATCTTTTAGGCGTGGACGATTCTCATCGCTCTTTTCATCGCGATATCCATCAGGAATAGGGTTACCGGCTTCAAATAAATCGTATACAAACATATGATTATTTATGCTGTCATTGGTGCAGCAGCCGGGGCTCCACCTAACGGACTAGCTGCTCCTGTGGGCGGTGGAGCGCCACCTGGCATGCCTGCCATGCCTTCTGCTCCTGGCATACCAGCTTCGGGTGGTGGCATTGCCGTATCAGCCATGTCCATGTCTGTGGCAAGAGCACCTGGTGTAACACCTACGCTACGCATACCAACATCCATGGCCTCAGACGATTCGCCCTGCTCTTGAGTCCATAGCTCTTCATTTTCCTGCATCTCTTCTTCAGTGAGACCGAGATAACGCTTCATTAAGAATCGTTTACTAAAATAAGGAATCTGTTCTAGGCTAGCATATGTTTGAATACGTGCCGCATCTATCTCAACTTGACGATGCTGTGCAAAGTTTTGTGGCTCATTTAATTTAATTTCAAACAATTGACCGTCAATGTTTATACCGCGCCAACGCATGAATGTCTTAAATTCTTGGTCTAACTGCCCACAAATCATGTTCTGCAGACGTATACAATATCTATTGAAACGCCACTCTTGAATTAATGCTGTACCGACTCTACCGTCATTGTAGGATTGTGTTCCATCTTCTAACCCCGTAGGCAAGTAACTACTGGGAATACGTAAACCACGGAATAATTTATTAGTAAAGAAACGTAAATCTGTAATTTCACCTAAATTCTGTCCGCCGGCTAGTGTCTCTACGCTAGATCCACGCCCATCTGCTGTTTGTGGGAAGAAGTAATCTTCGTTAGTACTCAATGGATTATATGTAGCATCCATCATGTTCACACCACCACCAGTCTGTGTAGGAATACGACGCTGGTGAATTTCATTCTTGATGCGTTCTACAAAAGCCATGGCCATGTGGTTTGGCATGTTACCTACATCAATCTTAAAGATTCTACGCTCTGGTGCTCGTTGTACACGATAGATAATGATAGCATCTTCTAACAGTTCTTTTTGTTTGAAAACTTTGAAAATGTTTTCTAATACACTGTTACCAAAGGGCCAAAATATATCTAAGCCTTCAGTTAAGCTCATATGAACTACGTGTTTAGCGTCAATAGCTAGTTCGTTCTGACTATTTTGAAAGCGATTACCACCTGTAAATGGGGCATTAGGCTGGATATAAGCACCACTTGGCCCGCCTACTTGTGGATGCTGCATATAGGTATCCGACGTAGTAACAGCAGTAACAGTAAGATTTTGTAAATTAGGATTAACGTCTTTTAATACATACTGCTCAGGCTCTTTGCCTTTGCCTTCATTTACAATAATTTTAGTAACTTTGCTCATTTCAACCCAGAATAACTTGAAGTTTTCTGGATCACGCACAAAGATTTGATCGCCGTATTTTAATGTATTACGCACAATCTTGAATATTCTACGATGTAGATCATTCAAATTGCACCACTGTTGAAGCTGTTCTTTAATTAATTCAACTTCGGTATCAGTAGGATCATCGTTATAATGTATAGCAAATGGTAAGTTAGTAGTATCGTCTGGCTGGCTACAGAATTCTGCTAGAATGTCTAGGGCAGCATTGACTTCTGAGTCCATGTCCATTTGTTCGTACTGATTGTAACGCTCAATACGATTGGGATGACCTGTATAAAGCTCTGGTAAATTACTTTGATAGTTACGATAAGCTGGTGCAGCACCAGGCATACTATCGCCATTGCCGTTGCCCAACGGACTCAATAAGGCCGCATTAGGTGTCTTAAAGTATTTTTTCCAGGTCATGAATAGGTATGTTTAGATTAATATATTTAGTTTTTATGTACGGCCTTCGGCTATTCTAGTCTGTACCGAGTAAATTTCTTCCATACTTGTTAACATATCTCTAGAAATTTCAACATTATTCTTCATCAGTAATAATTGTTCGCGCATGACTGTCATCATTTCTGTTTGGAACATTTTATTAGATTCAGTATTACCGTCAGTTCTAGCTCCAGCCCGTAGACTTTGTCCTAACTCTTGTATCATACCAGCCATTTTAGATTGATCATTGCTGATAACTGATGCCATTTCCCTAGCCACTAGTAGTTCGGGACCACGTTCGCCCACAAGATATGATCTATTTGGTAACACTTCACCACCCAAGGCCCTCGGAGTAGGTGCTCCGAGCCCTTCTCTACCAGGACGAGCCGGTGTACCCAATCCTTCGCGCCCAGGCCTAGCTGGCTGTTCTAGTCCTTCGCGACCAGGTCTTTGAGCAGGAGGCTCAGTAGTAGGCGCTGGAAGATTGTCTCTGCCCCCACCGGTAAAATATGTCCTTATAGAACTAGTGCCCTTGGCTATAATTTCTGTGAATTGTTTAACACCGTTAGCGAGCTCATTCATGGGCGCTCGCAAAGTATTCTGTATATCACTTTGTATTACAGTGCCTAATCTTGCTATTTCTTCTGCGGTTTGTGTTAACTTGTCACCTTTGACACCACTAGCTAACTTGTCAGCAGCAGTTGTGGTAGCCGCAGTAGCACCTTTTTCCATCCCCACACCTAACTTAATCAATGCGTCATTGTAGTTTTTAACAGAAGTCAATGTACCATCTTTAGTAAGACGTGCTGCCTGGCTCATTGCATCTACCGTAGAATCAGATGATTCAAGAGCAGCTTTCCCTACTCGTTCTAGTCCTTCTGTTACTCTTTTTTGTGCGTCAGCCGGGTTTAAGCTAGGATCGCGCATATCCTTGATTGTACGTTCTATGAAAGGTCTAAGCTCACGATTAGCATTCATCATTATGTTAGTGGCTATGTCTGTGGTTGCTTCACCACCAGTACTGATCAGTTCTATCATACCGGCACGCACATTCTCAGGCAGTGCTTGTAGCGCAGTTAGTTGTAATCTCATGCGTTCTACTGCTTCGGGCCCACCTTCTTTCATGGCACGCTTATACAAATCTGTTTCTAAGGATTGTGCCCTAGCTTTTTCCATTAGTTGTTTAGCGTCTTGGCCTGTCAAATCAGATAGAATACG